CGGTCCAAATCACGTTGTTTCCCAAGTAAGGGAAAACCGCGTTTAAATATGTGGAATCTTTTTGGTTAAAGCCTAGCGCTGCTTTAATTCTATCAATGTAATTCATTCCGTTTGCTTTTTTTGTAAAAATAGGGTAATAAAATAAAAAAATGATTCAATATTCTAAACGTGCCAAAAATCTTGGCTTGTTAACATTAATTCGGTAAATCCCCAAACCATTGCATCCACGCGGTCAGGCGATTTGCCTTTGTCAGGTTCAAAGGTAATCATTTGATTTTCTAACAATGGGAAACTGCCAACGTGGAAAATTTTATGCTGCTCATAAAGCGAATAAATTGGCTCTGCCCTTACAAATTTCCCTTTTGTTGCGGTTACAAGTTTAATTCTTGCGGTCGTGTTTTGCGACCTCAAAACGTTTTCGACCATGTCGCCGCCTTGGTTTTTTTCAGCAACCACGCAATCAGCATTCCAATTTTTAAACGCTTGCAATGCAACTGTTGCCCATTCCGTTGGTGAATATTTACCGCTAAGGTCCTCTAAAACGTAACCTTTTCCGTTGGCGTCTTTACCGCAAACCATTATACCAGTTTCGTCGCTGCCCATTAAGGCCGTAGTTGCTGGATCAATGGCAACCACAATTCGCGAAAGGTCAGGCTTGGCGCTAACCCTTGCGCGTTCAATAATCGGTCGATTCCATAGCAATCCCTCTGCATCGTCTAGCCATTTGCCTAAAAATAAATGCTCATAACGGTGGAGGTTTTCTTGCTGGACGCGTTTGGCTTGGTCAACAAATGATTGGCTTAAATTCTGCTCGTTGTCAAGGTAGGTCGTGTGAATGTAACTGGTGTCGTTGCGAGGATTTTTTACAAATCTGTTATAAATCCAATGAGATTTGTAACTAGGATTCATTACCAAAATAACTCGATTGGGCTTGTTTATTGCACGAATTGAAAGGTCTATTCGGTCGAAAACGTCCTCGTCCATTAATTCCTCCGATTCGTCAAGAATAAAGGTTGTAACGCCAGCAATTGATTTTAAGTTAGCCGTTGCGGTCCCTTGGCTGGTTTTAATACCCCGAAACAAAATCTTTGATCCTGTAGCCTTGTTAATAATTTCGCTTTGGGTAATTTCAAAGTCCTCCGCTTTATTCATCAACTCAATTTTGTCGATAAATTCAGGAATAATTGAAATAAACGCACTCGTAAGCGTCCAACGAGTGAATAAAATAACGTGGCCTTCCTCGTAAGTTAAGTTTAACAGAAACATGGATAAGGTCCACGACTTGCCCGAGCCACGTCCGCCAGTTATAAGATAATAACGCGTTTTAGGCGCCTCTAAAAATAGCGGCTCATATTTGTCAATTATTTGGATTTTATCCATTCGATTGGCGGCGTTACTTTTTCGCCTTGGGTTGTTACGTCAACGACTTGCTTAGGCATTCCAAAACGATAATTGAGCCAGCATTTAATTGCCTGAATGTCGCCGTCTTGGCATTTAACCCAAAGCGCACGCCATGCGTCCTCAGGGACTGCAATCGCATCCATCTGTTCAATTATCTTAATCTCGTCGGCCTTTGGCTTTCTGCCTCCGCCTGGTCTTGCTCCACCGTGTCCGTTGCTCATTTTGCAAAAACTTGTTTATCCAAACAAAAATAAAAAAAAGTCTAACCAAAGTTAGACCTTATCAAATACCATAATTGTGTAGCCAAACCACGACGCATTTGTTGCCGCGTTCCTAATCGTTTGGGAGTCCTTTTGATTGTGCTTAAATCCTCGGTCCTTAATTTGGCCAATAATGTAATCGTTGTTTTTGCAGTTAACGTGTCCGCTACCCCCTTGTCCCTCAATTGCCCAACTTATAACCAAATGCTTTTTTGAGTGCTTGGTTATGTTGTCAATAAATTGGTCCTCAAATTCCGCTGGGATATGCTCGCCAACCTCTAAAGACAAAACAACATCAAATTTTTTACCCAAATAAAATTGTTTAGATAGGTCCAGCACCTTTGCAATTCCACCGCTTAGGGTTTCGGTATTTGGGTTTCCATCGTATGCCTCCACCTTGTAACCATCCGCTTTAAAAGCCTTTGCATAGTCACCTAAACCACAACCAAAGTCGACAACTGTCTTGGCTTGTTTATCGGCTAAATATTGACACAATGCAGCGCAAATGCTGCGGTCGTGAATGTGTCCTGTTTCGTCTGTGGTTTCCCAAAAACCTAAATCATTGATCTGCATTTTTATTTTTTTTTTTAAAGTTAGAAAAAAAACCTTGACTGATTAGCCAAGGCTTTTAACAAACATAAACCCAAAAAAACTACATTAATAAAATCGTTTGCCCAGTTGGCTCACCTACAAAATTGCAGAGTTTGCCGTTCCACTCAAAGCGAACTTCTTTCTCTCGGCCCTGGTAAGCGGCTGCCAATGTCCTGATTTGACGCTGGACAAGTTCAATGCACTCAAATTTCCCCTTGCCTTTGTTTGACCAAGGCGACCAGTTGCCGTCTCTTAATCGGTAACGAATCTCCAAGGAATAGTCAGGCTTTGTGATTGGGTAACCTTTAGCCATCTTTTCGCTTTATAATTACTTCCAAACCAATCTCGTCGCATATCTTTCGCAAGTTAAAAAGGCTAATTGACTCCAAGCCGTTTTCGACGTGGTTAATTGGCGCGTGACTCAATCCAATTTTCTTGCACAAATCCAATTGGTTGTAACCAGCGGCTTTGCGTGCTTTCTTAATTAGTAAACCCTCGTAAATGCTCATTGTTTTAATCTTTACGCAAATATAAGGTTGCGATTTAAATCCAAGTTATAAAGGTGATTTTTGTTAGAATGGCAAAAGCGGATAAATCCCCATTTGTATAAATTCCTCGCCTTTCTTTACAATACATTTGCGAACGTTTAACTCGAAAACTTTAGAATCGTTAAAGCCGTATTTTTTCTGCGCAATGTCCATTAACAACTTAATTGGGTTGTCCAAGTCGCTTGCCTGGTTGCTAAAACCAAAAAAAAACTCAACTCTTAACATTTGGTTTGGATCAATCTTTTTTGGCGGCATTTGCACAAGCATTGCCTTTTCGTATTCTTTGTAGATAGGCGTTTTAAAACGTTTCCCTTGCCAAGCCAAATTAACGCTTAAAGGCTTTTCGTTTATCTTAAAAACAATCATTTACAACGCTCGTAAATCCAAGACCAAGCCAACGTCCACAATGCCAGCAATACCATAAAAAGCAAAAGGCTGGCAATTTTTAGCAGCACTAGCAAGCAAATGCCTACTAGCGCCACAAAGATTGCGTACAAATCGTTTTTTTTCATTTAGAAAGGTAAGGCATCATTTTCAACTATTCGCTTTTCTGTAAAGTTTACTTTTACAGATTTTAACTTTTCCAAAAGTTCTTGTTGTGTAGGTTGGTTTGCAACTTGCAATACATCTTTTTGGTAAACCTCCAAATAATGTGTTGGCTTGCCCTCGACAATTTCCTTTTTTTCCTTAATGTCAAGGTTGACCCATTCAGCGTCGTTGTCGTTAAGGTATTTTAAAAGGTTTTCTAAGTCTTTTCTTGATTGACTTACTTTCCACATTTCGCCAAACTTGGTTTGGATTTTTTTTGCGTTACCGCCGTAAATCTTGCTCATAATGTTAACTGGTTGTTTAATTGATTGTATTGATCTATTGCTTTAAATATTTGATAAACTACTTGTGGGACGATTGCGTTTCCTCCTGCTTTGATTGATTCGTTTCTCCATTTAGAAAAGGTAATTCCGTCCAGTCTGTCGGAAAGCCCATCATTTCCATTACAAATTGGGGAGACAGTTGGGAAGTTTTGCCAGTTATTTCCCTTGCTCTTTTTGTTAGTGAATCTTGAGTTTCCAACCCTGTCACCTTGTCCCCACAATCCGAAGCCATCGGAGTCGGTAGCATCGATTGAAACATTATCGCATCCAATATACTGTTCGGTCGATTTGCTCCATTGTTTCTGCTCAACATTTTTGTCGCTCCAGTTGCAATTAAGGCCTCCACTCGTTCGGGATGATTTCTTTGAACTGATGTCGGAGTTGGAAGCATCCCCATTGACATTGCTCTCGTTAATGTCACAGAATGCATTGACCCCTCCTTTACCTGTGTTGACTTCATTGTATTGGATGCATTTGTGGAATCGAAGCAAGTTGGAGTAGGAAGCATTGTAGGCAATGAACCAAATTCTTTCCCTTCTGTGTGGGGCATTGACACTTGCAGCAGAAAGTAGAAACGGTGTGATTTCGTAGCCTTGAGCCTCCAAGTCAGCCTGCACTTCGTCGAATACCAACCCTCCATTCCAATTAGTAAGCCCGCGAACGTTTTCGCCCACAACCCAGGTCGGCTGAATTTCTCGAATTGCTCTAAGCATCTCTGGCCATAAATGGCGCTCGTCTTCTTTTCCAAGTCTCTTCCCAGCCGATGAGTACGGCTGGCAAGGGAATCCGCCTGTAAGGATGTCAATTGATCCTCGGTGAATAGTGAAATCTGTCTTGGTGATATCATTATAAGTTATTGCTTTTGGCCAGTAATATTTTAAAACTTTTTGTCCGAACTCATTCCATTCGCAATGGAAAACGTTTTCCCAACACATCCACTCAGAGGCTAAATCAAAGCCTCCAATTCCGCTAAACAATGAGCCGTGCCTCATATTAATTGATCCAAGTTTTTTTGGTCTTTAATCGCCTGTAAAATAAACAATTTCCAAATCTTATTCTTGGTTTTGGCCCCAACTGTTGACTCTTCAACGTATCGCGTTGTCAATCGCAATTCTCGGCGCACGTCGCTTTCTAATTCTTCAACGTTAAAGTCCCAAGGCTTTAAGATTCCTTTTTCTTGAAATCTGTTAAACCAATAAACGCCCCATTCAGCAATATGTCTGCAAGTTCCTGTTTCTTTGGCGTGCTGGTAATTTTCGCGAAAGGTTTGGCGCCCAATTTCCTTCCAATGTTCGATCTCTTCGTTTGTGTATTCGCGCTCTTTGTTGTTTAGCGCTTGCACCTCCTGAACGATTTGGCTTTGGTGGTGCGCATAGTATTGATTTATCCAAACGCTTACGGTCTTTTCGTTAACGTGGTAAAAATCGCCGTATTGGCCCCTCATTCCAGCGTGCAAAATATAATCAACTCGCTGATCTGTCATCCATCCATAGGAACCAAACAATTTGCTTAGACAAGCCAGCAATTCGTTGGCCTCTTCTTTTTTGTATTCTTTAAACTGCTTAAGCCCGCAAACAAATTCCATTTTGCGTAGGTGGGTTAAAATTATCTCATTCATTTTTTAGGTGTTTTTCTCGTTGCAAATCTTCATAAATTTCGTCGAAAACGTTTCGACTTTTGTCTTGTTTAATTTCAATTGGGTTGCCTCTTTTTATCCAATTAAAAAAATGCTCTTTTGCATCCTTTTCGCTTACCTTAAATTCGGCCTTTAAAATACATTCTTGCCTAAACTCATTTAAATGATTCCTAACCTGGTCAATTGTTGCCTTATGCTTCATTGCCATACTTTCCAGCCAAATCTTATTATTCCATAAATCGCGGAAAATTTGATTGTGTGAATCCTCATTTAATTTATTTTCATTTCCTTTATTTTCTTTAATTTCTTTTACTTTACTTTCCTTTAATTGCATTGCATTCGCATTGCCATCGCTATGCGTTCGCATTGCGTTCGCATCAATATCTCGATTCCAACGTTTTTTGGCCGATTCTCTCGCCTTTTCTGAGCGTTCTTCTTTTAATTCCATACGCTTAAAAAGGCTTTCTGACCAAAAATATTGCTCGTCTAATTGGAATAAATCAAAGTCGTTAATTAGTCTTTTTATGCTATCTTCTTGCGTTTGCAATGCGAACGCAATGCCTTTGTAATGCGTTCGCATACGAAAGTCGCTTTCGTTTCTAAGCATCTCAATGATTGCCCAAAAAAGACCGTAACCCTCCCAGCCCATTTCCATTCTTAATTGTAGAATCTTTGGGTCTTCTTTGGCGTTCGCGTCGTGCGAAAAATAATAAGCCTCTTTTTTCATAGAAATAAAAAAGCCCAACTGGTGGTAGTCAGTCGGGCGGTTAGGTATCAACCTATGGAATTATTCTCGCTACCACACAGGAATAATTCGTTTTTCAAATATAACAATTTCTAAATTATCCAACTAGATAACGCCGCTTTAGTTCAGTATATATTGTGCCATAACATCGGCCAAGTTCCGCAGCAATAACCTTAATTCGTTTTCGGTCTTGCCAGCCTTCAAAG